CTTGTTGAGAAGCATATTGATATGCTTAAAACCAATTACAGTTCTGTTCTGCACCAAGTCTTCTCCAAATCTCGACAATCTTATTGTATCTGTCAAGGATTTCATCAAGTTCAAGTGCAGACTCAGAACTGTAATTGGTTTTAAGCATATCAATATGCTTCTCAACAAGTCTGTCATTGTACTGTAAATCTCTTGCTTCGGCAAGGTTTTCGACAAGTGTGCCATCGTTTTCCTGATTCTGCTTCTGTATATCCAAAAGCATCTCATCCCACAGTTTCACAACCTCATCAAGTTTACCCTCGATGCTTCTTAATTCCTGTGCTTCCTTTGATGTAGATTTGTATGAGGAAAGGAAATCGTTTATCCAATCTTTGATTCTCTGAACAATTTCCTTGATTTTATCTACCAAAGTCTTCTGTTCACTTTCGGAAAGGGAGTTAAATAACCTCTTGCCCTCTTCACTTACGGAAAGCATATCTTCACAGGCTCTTGCTACGATTTCGCTTATCGCATCCTTTTCAGAATGTTCACCCTCTTCGGGATGCTTTTCGTCAAGCCTTTTGATTTCAGCAGCAATTCTGTCTCCCCTTGAAATGTGGTCAACAGATTCAAGAGCATCAAATATTGCATCTGCCATACTCTTGAATGTATCAGGACTATACACTTCCATTTCGTGTGTCAATTCATGAGATGCAGTAGGTATAATCGCATCCTTGCCCAAACCTTTGATAACATCCATACCTGCGTAAACATCAACATAAACTGTGTTTCCGCTTACGTGATACATACCATTAAAGTTCTTGTTCTTAGCAACGAATACTAAGTTTGAGCCTAATGCCTTGAACAAGCCTTTTGTAAAAGTAACCGCCTGTTGCTGTCTCGGATTAAGGCTGTTCCAATTTACCTTGCCTTTTGCAGAAGTGTTCTCATAGTCGATAACAGAATCAATTATGACACCCCTTGCACCCTTCATGGATTTCATTGTTTCACGAAGTTTTGCTTTGGCTTCTGCATCTGCCTTGTCCTCGGCAATTCTTACATTCTTGTATATAGCCATTGCCTGTTCAGCAGAAAGCACACTCTTGTTTTCCAATATGAAATCTTGGTCATAATTATACCTTGCATAATCGGAAACAAGGTTAAATGCATTGGCATATGCTTCAGCATCGGTCTGTCCGTCATAAACCTCAAGGAATAAATCTGCATCCGCTTTTTCCATTGTCTTAGACAGTTCAACGATTTCCTCGTTGGTGTTTTCAAGAAGCACCTGATGTGCAACCTTGTTGTCCTTTAAAGCCTGTGCTTCGTCCGATGTTATCCTTTCACCTGAAACTTTTCGTGAAATAATGTCGGAAAGTTTTGCAACATCACCGCTTTCACCAAGCTCTTCAAGTCTTGATGTTATATCAGCCGTTTCTTCGTGCTTAAAAGCCTTCTCGTTTGCTTTAATGAGAGAATCAATCTCCTTGACGGAAAGAGCCTTACCGCCCTCGATTTTAGCCTTGTACTCGGTGGCAAGTCTGTAACTGTCTGTACCCTCTCCACTCTCAAGTCCCTCGGAAATAAGAGCATCAACCATTTCGGCATCATATGATGATTTTATTTTGCTCTTGCTGACATTTGCCGATGGATTGCTCTGCACATATACTTCCAAATCATCAAGAGTCTTCTTCGCAGATGCTTTCTGTTCTGCCGTAGATTCCGTTGATTTATATGTCGCATCGGCTTCTTCATATGTTCTTCGATACAGATTGCCAAGCTGTGCGTTTGAAACGTTGTCCGAAGTTATGCCCTTGTTTGCATAATTCGTATATGCTTCGTATGCACTTGCCATTTCGGGATTGTTTGCAAGACCAAACATATCACCGACTCGGTCATTGTTTCGTACTTTGCTTCCGATTGCCGTAGAATTTGCGTATGATTGAGCCTGTGCTACAGCTCCAAAGCCAAAACCCATTAACGCACCACTTGCCCCGGCTTCTGCCACCTGACCGCCTAATTCCAAAGCAACCTTTTTCTTGGCATCACTTTCGGACATTCCCGAATTCATATATGCACGAATTCTTGTCTCATAATCCGAGAAACTTCCGTTTGCAACCATATCATATCCGATGTTGGCAAGTTCGGTAAGTGTTTCCTCAGATGCATTGACGAGCATTGATTTACCTAAGTTCTTAATAGACGTTTTGAAACTGTCAACAGGAACTTCCTTTAATGCCTTAAAATGACCAATCGAAAGTGTTTCAAATGCCATTTCAAAAACACCTGAAGAAAAACCATTCCAAAAAGCACTTTTGTTATCAAGTCCTCTGTTAAGAGCATCGTTTGTACCCTGTGCAGCAGCCGACATACCGAGAGATACACCGCCCAAACTTCCGTATAAAGCCATAGACGTTGCTGAATCAACCATCGACATTCCTGTGTTATACACAAAGTCAAAGGCATCGAATTTGCCGATGTTCCAATCAACATTCTCGGAAACTGTGCTACGAATAGAAGTAGACATAGCGGAAGCAAGATTGGTGTCGAGTTCGCCTGTTTTGGCATAATTAACTGTATCTCTTATATATTCGGCAGGTGCAAACAAGTTCATTCCCACCGAAGCAATTGATGCTGCAACAGGATGTTCTGTTGCATATTCTCTTGTTGCACTCAACCAACGGTCTTCGCTTCTGTCTTTTAATTTGCCGTAGATTGAGTCTAAATACTTCTGTGCCGTACCCTTTTCGATTTTTCCCTCAAGTTCCTGACCAAGATAGAAATTGTATATATCATATTCTTCGTTGGATATTTCGGAATACATAACATCACCAACATAGTCGGATGCATTCACAGCAGACATTGTCATCTGCGCCTTGTTTTCCTTTGCATACTTCACAGGATTTGGTATGTCGGTTTTCTTGGGGAAGAAACCACTATTTGCTTTTTCAACGTCATTGTATGTAGGATTTTCAATGTCCTCACCAATCTGTCTGTATCTGTCGAATTCTTCCGAGGAAGTTAACTCAGAATAAAGAGCATTGTGGTCTTCTTCATATTTCTTTTGGTCATATAAATTCTGCCAAGTTATATTTTGACCACCGACAGTAGTGTATGCAATCTTCTTGTCGGAAATAGCCTTTTTGAGTTCATCGACACTGTTGAAACCGAAACCTGAAAGATAGTCATTGAGTTCGGCTTTTGTAGATTCTATCTGCTTGTCCAAATGACCGCCATCAACATTGACAACATTTCGAGGGTCATCATATGCCTTCCTCTTGTCGGTGGCTTCGTTTATTATTTTAACATATTTGTTGGCTTCGCCTAAAATCCCCTCAAGGTCGGAAACGTCCTTAATATGCTTTGAAATCTCATCGGAATTCATCGAATTCAATTTAGCAAGAGTCGATTGCTCGTTGTTATATGAATCAGCATTCTTATAACGAGAATACATACTTGCCCTGTCATCCCAACCGCCAAGAATTTCTTCATAACCCTTGTAAAGTTCACTAAGGTCCGTACCACCGTACTTCTTTCTGTAATCCTCATATGCACCGATTCTTTTGTACATATTTTCAACAGACACCTTAGTGTTCGCCATTGTCTCTGCCGTCTGCCATCCGTTATAGATGCCGTCAACGGTTTTACCTAAAGTCGCAAGGTCGGATTCAAGTGTGTCAAGACCGATATCCTTAGACAGTATTCGTTTCTCCACTACAGACGAATAATCTTTAGTCCCGGAAGATATTTTTTCCTCTTCCTCATCTTCTCTTTTCTTTTTTGTACCTAAAACAATATTAGAATAGTCCTTAAAAGCCATATTCAATACCTCTTATTTCTTAGTGTAGCTTTTGCCCTGTTCCAACTTCGTCAATTCTTTTCTGATTGACTCAGGAAGTTCGTCTATACGATATTCGTTGCCGTATTGGTCTTTTACAATATCATTGTTATCAATACCCCAAAACCAATTATTTGTGTCTTTTGTTTTGGTGTATGTCCTCTTTTCCAACGGAAGTTCTCCGTATTCACCAACATACTCCGCAATAGAATCCTTGTCATATTCATCCGAGACAGAATTAAGATATTTATTGAGTCCATCCATACCTTCTGCATTGTATGCTTCCAATGCTTTCTTGTGTTGAGTTTCTGTAGGATTCTTCAATTTTACCTCGTTGCCGTTTTCATCCTTTTTAGTAACATAACCGCTTTCATTATTTGCCGCTTTGGTCTTGTTCCATTCCATTGTAGCCTCAAACTGTGCTTGGTCTTGAGCAAGAGCAGAATACTTATATCCCATATCATCATTGTGATGGTCATCAGCCTGTTTAAGAGCAGCATATCTGTAATCATCGTCCTTTTGATTCCATTTTTCTGTCTGCTCATATGCCCTGTCACTTTCAAAGACACCTCTGTCATAATTGGTCTGATTCCACCAATCACTATTGAGTATACCTGCATACTGCATTGCCTGATTTACTTCATCTGCCCACTTGCTGTATTCTCTTTCATACAACGTGTCGGCATAATTGGATGTGGCATTGTAAAGGTTATATGCGTTGTTGACAATCTGTGCATTTTCCGAAAGCTGAAGATTTGCCATATTGAAAGCATCCGACTTGTTATCTCTGTACTGAGTATATGCCTCGTTGTACATTTGATTTCTGTGCTGATATGTGGCATCGTATGCTGTGACATTTCTGTTGTATTCCCTGTCATCAGCATCGGTAAGCATACCAAGTTGACGATACATTTCGTCACCTTCCATCTGATATGCTTCCATAGCCATTTGATAATACTGAGGAAGATTATCGTATGCATCCTCTATGAATGCGTTGTAAGATTGATTGGCAGCGCTTGTTGCATAGGTGCTACCATAACCGCCTGTCAACGCAGAAGCCTGTCCTATGGTGTCTTGCATTGCCTGTTTACCGCTTGACATAGCCGAAGCAAGAGCCTGTTGGAACAGAGGGTCTGTGTCTACATCATATGAGAACTTTTCTCTGTTCTGTATCTGTGACATCATATCCTTGACTTGGTCGGTGTATGATGTCTTGCCACTCTGTATAACACTTAACTGATTACTGAGCCAAGCATCAGCCTCTTTAACAGCCGTAGGCACTCTAAAAGAACTGTTCAAGGCATTCATAACACTATTGCTTATGATGTTCGTGTTACTCGCAACCTTTTCAAAGTTGGATAAATTCTCGTCTGCCTTTGTCTGTGCCGTTGTCTGTGCCGTTGATGGTGTGTAGGTAGAAGTCATCTTCTTTGTTGTAGAATCATCAACACCGTTAAGTTTTGCCGTAGTTGTCTGCTTGTTTGATGTATTTGCGTTTGTAGTAGCTTTATTTGTGGTAGTTGTTGCCTTTGTATTTGTGGCTGTTGTTGTCTTTCCTGAATTTGACGATGAAGACTTCCCACTCTGCAAGGCTTTTAAAAGCTGTGTGTTCTGACTTGCCGTGCCTGAATAGTTTGATATTCCGTAGTTTGCAGCAAGTGTTTTTCTTGCAGAGTATGAAGAATCCTTGCCCTGACTCTTGAGATAGTCAACAACGGATATTTTTGTATTTAGTTTAGCCATTTCATTATCTCCTTATGAAGTTGTAAAGTCTAAATATCCTGTAGTGAAATTAATCGAGAATGTAATACTCGATATTTGGCTGTCAACAGATGTTTTAAATAAATCCGAATTGCAGACATCGGAAACTGTGAGAGTCTTGTTTGAAATCTGTGCGATTTCTTCATTTCTGTCCTCTTTGCTTTTCTCGATGTCTGCACCCAAGTCATTTAACTTGGCAATCAATTCTGCGGAAAGATTGTCTGTAGATATATTCATCAGAGCAAATTCCAAGGTTTCTTTGAACTGTGTCATATAGTTTATAAGTTCCGCAATCTGCTCTTCAGGTGTCTTTCCGACTATTTTAGGAAAAGGAAATAAATCAACCATTAGTCATCACTTCCTCCTTCGATGGTCTTGGTGACGGAATGAATTTTGCAACCGCCTTTTCCTACAATCTTGTACTTGAAATGGTCGCATCGTCTCGGAATAACAGGAACTGAATATGTTCTTGTACCCTGACCACTCATATTGAATTTGTGTTCCCACTCTCCGCTTGAATCGTACTGTAGGAAGAAGTCAACATTTGTGCCGAATTCAAGTGTGATTCTAAGGTTTATTCTGCCAACATACTTGTTGTCAGGCGAAGAATATCCAATAGGTCCCGACTCCACATACCAATCGAATTTATCTTCCGTAACAGGATTTGCATCTGTTATTTTCTCTCCTTCCTCAAAATGCAAAGTCCCCCTGACGGATTTTACTGTCTTGTCCTTTGCATCAATATAGAAAAGGTCATCCGAATGTCGGCAGAAATAAAGTGCCTCTGTATTATCTTCCTTGCACCATAATCCGTTCTTGGCATCATATGCAAACAAGCCGTATTCGTTATTGGAATTTCGCATTGATATGTAGTATCTGTCACCCACAGACCCTGCAACAGCATCATAATATCTTGTATCACCAAGTTCATCGGATATACTGTAGGGAAGGCTTCCGTTGTACCCACAAACGCAGGTTGCGGATTTGTAGTACAATGTCTCGTTGAGAATTGATAAACTTCTTCCTGAACCTTTCTGTACCCCTCTGCACTTAGTTTCTTTAAGCTGATGACCGCCTGTCGCACTCACCGATATTTTTATAAGGCTGTCTTCCTTGAAGAATATCGGATAGCCTAAATAGGTAATTGCTCCTGTGAACTTACCATCAGAGCCTATCGTTGCCGCCCACGAATCGGTAGATATTCCACGGAAACAATTCCAATTTTTCACGTCACCTAACTTGCAGCAATAGATTTCGTGTCCGTCTTCGGAGCATCCCCAAAGTCTGTTGTTGCACTCGGTGATAAAGGACATATCAGGAACTTTTCTTTCAACCTTAAAATACATATTGTCGAAGAAAGGGAATTTTCCGCTATAAATACCGGGAATGGTAATGCTGTCATCAGTTCGGTCAACAATGTATGTGTTAACGGAATAATGTATGCCGTCACCCTCATCGTTGACAAAGATGTTTTCAAATTCGTTTCTGTGGTCTGTGGTTATCTTGACACCGTCTTCTTTTTCAAAGCCTTTGCCGATACCCTCTCTCGTTATCTGCAGATATGCGGATGAAACTGTCATCCATATGGATGTTGTGCCTGAATAAACCTTTAAGGACGGCTTTCCGTCCGTTGTGGTTGTCATCATATAATCTCCGTCTTTAGGCTCATTCTTTTTGTAGTATTCGGCATCGTGATGCTCAATAACCTTTCCACTTGCTTCACAAATGGAGAAGTTGATTCTACCGCCTGATGTTAACTCAAACGTGTTCTCCATATATCCCCAATCAGGAATGATGCTATCTTCTTTTACCTTTACCCACAACTTGTCAGGCATAATAACGATGTATGCACCCATCTTGACAAGTGTTCTCTGTGCATCACCTTCAAGAGGGAGTTTGTCGGATGGCAAGATGTCCAAATTCTTGTTCAACCGCCAATCTCCGTTTTCGTAAAGAACATTGTCATCTATCCACCATACACCCTCTTTATCAACAAGTCCCTGTGGATTTGTAAGGGCTTTTATGATTCCTCTGTTCTGTCTTGGGGATAGAATAGGATAGTAATTTGAAGTCATATTCTTCATGTCGAAGAACTGTCCCTCTTGACAGGATATTTGGTGGTTGTAGCCACCAAATACCGTTGTCATATCTCTGTATGTTTGTGTTTCTTGTAATCTTGGGAATAACATAATATTCTCCTTCTTTCCTTTTATTCAGTTTCGGAAGGAATTGCTTTCTTCTCAAAAGCCTTGTTGAATTCGGAAACAGCCGCCTCAATCAGCATTCGCATTTCAAGGTCGGTAACCATAATACCCTTTTCAGCCAACATTTCCGAAGCAGATTCAAGAGCCTTGTTAAGTTTTTCTTCTCCGTGAAGGTCTTTGTAAATCTGCTCAACAGCCTTTACTACTGTCTTTGCTACGTCCTTTTTGGTCTTGTCGTTGAGATATTTGTCAACCATTGCTTTAGCCTGAACACCAAGATATCCAAACACCGCCACCAAGAACGCATAAAGAATCTGTGTGCCGTATTCCGATATAAACATTTTGATGAATTCCATTACCTATTCCTCCTTGTTTCGTACATATTCTGCGAATTTGTGTATAAGTTCAGGTACACTCTTGTATGTAGGTGCTTTGGTTTTCCAAAAAACAGGAGAATCTATAACACCATATTTGACAAGTACACCTACGTCTTCCTCAAGAGAAGGCTTTACACTACCGCAAAGTCTTTTGTTTACCTCTTCAGCAATCTTGCCGTGTCTGTTATAAAGGTAATCTCCGGGACAAGCCTTGCTCTTAAACCATCGGTGAACTGTCATATTCTGCTTTGCCACCTGACCGATAAGAGTCTTGTCCCCTTTCCACAAGAGTCTCGGTATGCCGTTTCTCTTGCAGATGTCAACGAGAAGATTTATAAGTGCTTCGTATGCCTTGTCGTTTACCGCATAGGGATGGGATGTATCACTTGCCACCTCGATGGTAATTGCCCTGTGGTCATTGGATGCGTTTGAAGAACACCAACTTCTGTCTTTTTCGTGGACACACAGCGAAATCTTTCCATCTGTTCCGACACCATAGTTCGGTGATGCTCCAATCTCTCTTGAAGAAAAATAGTCAGCAATCTGTTTTGCCGTCCATTGTCCTACCACACAATGAATAGTGATGGTATCAATCTTGTGATTTCGGGGACTTGTCCTGTTCGGACTTATTTTTGTGTATGATACAAGTGAACTGTTTGACATACATATCACTCCTTTCTTCGTTTTAGCATTCCGCTTCAATCTTCCATGTCTTGTAAATCTTGTACAGTTCATCGATAAATGAGTTCCCCTTGAGTGCTTTGTAGGCTCTGTAAAGCATCTCAAAGTTTTCATAATCGTATCTGCCGATAACCTTTGTGTCCTTGTGTCTGTTATAAATTTCAAGCATCTTGTTTCTGAGAAGGCATTTCACACCTTCTGCAATCTTCTTGCAAAATGCCACAACACCTACAACAACTCCGAGCAACACACCAATCTCGGTAATAAATGTTGCTATTGTTGATATTGTCATCCTTATA